AAACCAATCTAAACGTATCGCCATATTTTGACGATTTTGATAAGGATAAAAATTTTTATAGAGTACTTTTCAAGCCAGGATCTCCAGTTCAGGCAAGAGAATTAAGCACTCTACAATCGATTTTACAAAATCAGATTGAACAATTTGGTACTCACTTTTTTAAAGAGGGTTCTAAGGTAATTCCTGGCAACTTAAGTTATGATAATAATTTTACATGTGTTCAAGTTGAAGATGCCTTTTTAGGAATTCCAGTATCCTTATATCTAGATCAATTAGTCGGATTAAGAATTACTGGTGCGAGATCTGGTGTAACTGCTACAATTAAAAAGATTTTAACTAAGGAAGATTCAGATAGGGGAAACATAACTCTTTACATTAAATATGAAAAGTCTGGTGGTGATTTTGCACAAGAAAAGTTTAATAATGGTGAGAGTTTATCAGCAAATAAGGATATTGTTTATGGTGCAAGTGTTATTGCTGCAAACGAGCCGTTCGCAAATACTTTAGCATTTGGTGCAACCGCAACTGGATCTGCAATGTCCATTGGTGAGGGTGTATATTTTGTTCGTGGAACATTTGCTCAAGTTCAAAGTGAAACATTAGTTTTAAATCAATATAGTAGTGTTCCTTCATATCGAATAGGATTCGATGTTCAAGAAAACTTTGTTAGCGCTGATGAGGATCCATCATTAAATGATAATGCATCAGGATTTACAAACTTTGCAGCGCCTGGAGCTGATCGTCTTGAAATAAAAATCAGTTTGATGAAGAAAGATCTTGATGATACGAACGATCAAAACTTTATTGAGATTGCTCGTGTTCAAGGTGGAGAATTACAAACTTTTGTAAATGAAACTCAGTATAATCTAATTAACGACACTCTTGCAGCAAGAACTTATGATGAATCTGGAGACTATTATGTAAAACCTTTTGAAGTTTTTGCAAAAGAATCATTAAATGATCAGATAGGAAATAAGGGAATATATACATCAGAACAAAAAACACAACAAGGGAATATACCATCAGATGATTTAATGGTGATGCAGATATCGCCTGGAAAAGCCTATGTGAGGGGATATGGAATTGAAAAAATCTCAACTGGATTTATTGATGTTCCAAAACCAAGATCCACAAAAACAATTGAACAAGAGGCTGTAACTTATTCAACTGGGGATCCTTTAATTGTAAATAATGTATTTGGATCACCAAGTTTAGGAATCGGAACCACTGCAACAGTATCTTTGATTAATAGAAGAAGAGGTGGTGGTGGATTTGAAATGGGTATTGCTAGATTGTATGATTTCAAAGCACAATCTGCAAGTTTTGTAAATCAAACTACTCAGTATGAAACTCGTTTATTTGATATCAAAACATTTACAACAATTAAAGTAGGGACAGCAATTACTTCAATGCCAACTGGCACTCACGTTCAAGGTGCAAGAAGTGGTGCAACAGGATTTAAACATGGAGCTCTTGGTGGTACAACAAACGTTTCAGAATTTAATTTAATAGATGTAAGTGGTAAATTTATTAAAGATGAATCTATTTTAATTAATGGTGTTCAAAATGGAAGAGTTATCACAAAGGTTGATTCTTTTGGATTTAATGATGTAAAATCATTAAAGAGTGCTGTCGGTGTGTCAATATTTGAAGCAGATGTTTTACTTGATGATGGAAGTAAATTAACAAATTTAATTTCTGGTAATTTGAAATTAACAACTACTGGAGGCAATGCTGGAACAATTACAGCTTCTGGAAAAAATTTCGCTGGTATTATAACCTCTAACAATATTGTAAGTTACAGTGTGCCTGGCGAAACTGTTCCTAGATTTAATCGAATTGTAGGTGTGGCGACAGATGGAGCTTCAATTGATATTGTCGGTGTTGCAACAGTTACTGGTATTTGTGGTGGTGGTGTTTTAGATGGTAGTGTAGGAGTATCAACAGTTGTAAATGATCTTTTAATCCGTAAATCTACTTTCCAAATTGGTGCAAATAGTTTATTAACACCAGTAAGTCGTAAAAATATTGCAAGTCTTGATGTAACAACAACTAATTTGCAATTTAGAAAACAATTCACTAATATAACTGTTTCAAACAACGCATTTACTTCACCTGATGCTGGTGCAGATTTATTCTTCCAACCATTTGATGAGGAAAGGTATTTTATATCGTATGACGATGGATCTATTGAACCATTAAAAGATAGTCAAGTAAATATTGCGGCTGATAAAAAGACCGTAACTTTTGTAGCATTAAGTAAAGCCTCTGGAACTGCAAACCTTTTTGCAACTGTTTTAAAATCAAAGGTTAAGAATAAACTTAAAAAAGTTAATGAAGCAAATGTAATTAATATTACACGTTCAACTCTTGCCTCATCTGGCATTGGAACTAATAGTTTAAATGATGGATTAACCCCAAGCAGTGTTTTTGGAACAAGAGTTCAAGATCGTAAAATATCTTTAAATGTGCCCGACGCTGCTTCTTTATTAGGTGTATTTGAATCAAATGATGCTGGTGATGCCGATCTACCATCAGTGTCTCTTACTGCGTATTCTGGCCCAAGTGGAAATAATTCTGACTTTATTATTGGAGAACAAATCACAGGTTTAGATAGTAATGCTGTTGCATTAGTTGTCGAAAAACCAACTGTTACTTCTATTGGAGTTATTTTGTTAAATCAAAATAATTTTAACCCAGCTGAAAAAGTTAAAACTAGTCAATCTGGAATCACTGCTTTAGTAACAGCGACAACAAATGGAGATCGTAATATCACAGATCAATATCAACTGAGTCCAAACCAAAAACCAACTTACTATGATTTTTCTTTCATTGAGAGAAAGAAAGCTTTTGAAGCTCCAACAAATCGTCTAAAAATTATATTTAAAAACTTCTTTGTAACTAGTGATGACACTGGAGATTTCTTTAACGCATCTAGTTATCCCGATTCATCTAAAAAAATAATTCCTGTAGATAGAAATTATGATGTATTCATGAGTGATTTAATTGATATTCGTCCAAGAGTATCTGCGTATAATACATCATCAACACTTTCACCTTTTGATTTCGATTCAAGATCTTTCTCCAATCAAGGAGACAGTGTTCCAGATCCATTAGTTCCTGATGAAAACTTAATAGTAACATATGATTATTATCAACCAAGAAAAGATAGACTTTTCTTAGATAAGGCTGGTGATTTTGTTTATGTTCAAGGAGTTCCATCAGACAATCCAAAACAACCACAAACAATTGGAGATGCAATAGAAGTTGCAAAGATTGAACTCCCAGCATATCTAAGAGATATTAGTCAAGTCAAAATGATTCGCACGAAACATAAACGTTTCACAATGGCGGATATTGGAAGACTTGAAAAAAGACTTGAAAGTGTAGAATATTACACAAGACTTTCACTTCTTGAAACTGATACTGCAAATTTAAATATTACAGATGCAAACGGATTAAGTAGATTTAAATCTGGTTTCTTTGTTGATAATTTTAAAAAACATGCATCACACCAAATTGATCACATAGATTTTTCTGCAAGTACAGATGCGAAGAGAGGTTACTTAAGACCTGGCCACTATACAACTTGTCTTGATTTAATTGTTGGATCTAGATCGTTTATTGGTATTGGCACAACTGCAAATCCAACTTTAGATATTAATCATTTAGATGATATTGATGGAGATAATATTAAAAAAACTGGTCGTCTTTTGACATTAGATTATACCGAGACAGAAATGTTGAAGCAAATTTATGCTTCTAGAGTTGAAAATGTCAACCCATTTTTGATTGTATATTATTCTGGTGATATGACTATTAGCCCAGATTCTGATGTATGGATGGATACAAAAAGACTTGATGCAAGTATTACATATGAATCAAGTGCCTATAATAATGCAATATCACAATTAGGCGTTGATGAACAAACTGGATTTAGTGAAGTTGATTGGGGCGCTTGGGAAACACATTGGACATCTGAAGAAGTTTCAGAGACTTATGTTGAAGAAACTCTTGAAGTTCTAGGAAACATACATCCAGATGATTTACCAGAGGGTGTTCAAACAAATTTACAACATATTGCGAACTATGCTAAAGTTCTTGAGTTGAATGGTAAATGGGTTGCAAAAGGCGAAGGTGTGATTACAGATGCTGAATTAGTTACTAAAACTTTCCATCAAGATGTTGAGATAACAAGTTCACAATCAAGAGAAGGTATTCAATATAAAGTAACACCTAAAATTAGTGAGCAATCTTTAGGTGATAAACTCATAAGTCGTGATATTATCCCTTACATGAGAGAAAGAAATATTGAGATTACTACAAACCGTATGAAACCTAGAACTCGTTTCTATGTTTATTTTGATAATGTTGATGTAACCGCATTTGTAACACCAAAAATACTTGAAATTAGTATGGATAGTGGTGTATTCATAGCTGGAGAAACAGTCGTAAATAAACATACAAACACAGGTGATTCTGAGGAATTAAGATTTAGACTCGCTGCACCAAACCATAAGGATGGCCCTTATGATGCACCAACAAAATTTCTTACAGTTAATCCATATGATAATGAAGCTCCGATATCAGAGGTATATTCTACATCATCAACACTTTTAAATGTGGATACATTTAGTCTTGCTACACAAGTTCAAGGAGAATTCAGAGGACATGTTAAAAATGGAATGAAACTTGTTGGTAAAACGAGTGGAGCTCAAGCGACAGTAACTAATGTAAGATTGATTACTGATACTCTTGGAAACATGAAGGCGTGTTTTAATATACCCAACCCCAACAATGCTGCGAATCCAAGATTTGAAACTGGAACAAAAACTCTAAGATTAACAACGAGTCCAACAAACTCAACAGTTGCTGGAACTGTTACAGGATCTGCTGAAGCAAACTTCCATGCGAAGGGTGAATTGGAGACTGTTCAAGAACAAATATTAAATATCAAAACTCCACAAATTGAAAGATTGGGTGTTGAGGAACAAAGAATTTTAAATGATAAGATTACAAGAAAAGTCGCAGGCTTACAAGGAGAAACTGAGATAATAGAACTCAGTGGTGTTCAGTACTATGACCCTCTTGCACAAACCTTCCGTGTTGATGAGACATCTGGTGTGTTCGTTACATCTGTAGATGTATTCATGAGAGATAAAGATGAAGAACTACCTTTGACAATACAAATTAGAACTGTTGAAACTGGACTTCCAACATCTAAGATATTACCATTTAGTGTCGTAGTAAAAGAACCAAGTGAAGTTAATGTCTCAGAGGATGCATCAATCCCAACCACATTTACTTTTGATTCTCCAGTTTATTTGACAGGAGAACATGAATATGCTTTAGTTCTTGTAACACCAGCGGAAAATTATAACTGTTGGATATCTAGAATGGGAGAGGTTGATATATCAACTGTTGGATTACCTGATGAACAACAAGTTTTGATCAGTCAGCAGCCATACTTAGGATCATTATTTAAGTCGCAGAATGGTACTACTTGGGATCCAAGTCAATATGAAGATATGAAGTTTGTCATCAGAAAAGCAGTGTTTAACACAGCTCCCTCTGTTGGTAGATTCTTCAACTCTGAGTTAGCAACTGGTAATGACGAAGTGCCAACATTATCAGATAATCCAATCACAACTCTAGGTAGAAAAGCAATTGTTGGATTAGGAGTAACAATTCCTGATACAGCTGGACTTGTGCCTGGCGTGTTTATTGGACAATTTGGTAATGAAAGGGCAACTGCACAACTCATCAATGTCGCTGGTGTTGCTGCGACTGAGGCTACTGTAATTAATCCTGGCGTTGGATATACTCCTTCTAGTGGTTTCTTAGTATATAATGATATACCTTTAGTTACTCAAACTGGTGAAGGAAGTGGAGCAGTCGCTAATGTGGTTGTTAATAATGGACAGGTTGGATTTGTTACTATAACAAATGGCGGAGGTAAAAACTATGCACAAGGAGATACTCTTGGAATTGGAACATTAGGTCTTGGAAATGGAAGTGGTGCTGTTGTTTCTGTTGGAGTAATAACTGAAAGAAATAGTTTAGTTATTACTAATGTTCAAGGCACATTTAACACAGGTGTTGGAACAGTTGGATTTAACAGTGGATCTGCTTTGACTGGACTAGATGGAACAACTGTTGGAAGTGCTGTGACTATTTCAACATTCGATGTTGATTCAACAGAGGATGGATTACATTTCAAAGTTAATCACCGATCTCACGCTTTACATGCATTTAATAACTTGGTAACTATATCTGGAGTAGAATCAGATATTCCCTCAACAAAACTCAGTGCTGATTACGATAATACTTCCACATCAGATATATCTGTTGAATCCTCATCTAACTTTGCCAAATTTGAGGGTGTTGGTGTTGGAACAACAAACTATGGTTACGCAATTATAGGTAATGAAATTTTATCATATACAGGTGTTGCAGAGGGTTCTATCACTGGTGTTACAACTAGAGGTATTGATAATACAATACAAACAAGTCATTTATCTGGTGATGAAATTAAATTATATCAATTTAGTGGAGTTTCTCTTAGAAGAATCAATAAACAACATGATATGAATAGTCCGACTGTGACTGTTCCAAATGATAAAGATTTAGATTTCTATCATATTAAAGTTGATATGAATAGTG